TTTTACCAACATTCCAAAGTTCAGTTAAATAATCCACTGAATATCCTAAAACTTCAGATTGTTTCTTAATATCTGTAATATTATTGACTATTCTTCCAAATTTCCATCCATTTCTAATTAATGTAACATCGCTAATAAAATCATATTCTAGCGCATCCCAATGAGTAGACTCTATTTGTTTATTTTGTAAATCCCTTTGTAATGTTTTTATTTGAGATGCTTGGTTGTCTATTTTGTCTTTCTGTAATTCAATAATATATTTTGCTTGTACATCCACTTTTTCTTCTCCTGCATTTATGTTAATTGGTCTATCGTCAACTACAACTTTTGCTCCTGCCCCTGAAATTATTTGATCATACTCAATCATAAATCTTTGTGGTACTCCGCGCTTATACCACTGTGCCACCGCAGATGGTGAAACATTTAATTTCTTTGCTAAAGCATCATCTGTATATATCTTAAGGTGATTCTTTAGATTACTAATGAAATCTTTATATATATTTAGGTTTTTATCTTGCATCTTTAGTTTTATTTAGATAACTTTACATTAAGTTTTGTTAATAAATGTTTAAATATCATAACAAATAATAAGGAATAGCAATGAAAGATACAAGGAATTATTCATTAATGACTACGAAAGAAGCATCTGAGCATTTCAAAGTTTCGCCATATACAATTAGAGTTTGGGTAAAGTCAGGAAGGATTAAAGAAATTAATCTTGGCTACAGAACAAAACGCTATGACATCAGCGATTTAATACTATAATAAAAGAGGTAATAGTATGTTAGAACAGGAACTACTACAATCACCTATACCAGTAGAAAGGCATGATCTTGCCAATGGAAGATGGTATTCTCCATTAGAATCTTATTGGGAAGAGCATTTCAAAGATGCACCCATGATATATAAGAGATCATCTACTACATTTGAGAATGTATTAGACAAAGGTATCGGCTTTCACACTTGGTTAGGTAATGCTTCTTCATATCAAGATGCTATGGATTATGGCAATAAGCGTGCAATGATTGGTACAATAGTACATGATTATTGTGAGCGATTGCTTTTAGGCACAAAGGTAGACTTTGTAGCGCAACCCAAATGGCACAATAAAGAGACAGATGAGTTAGTACCTATTAACCGAGAAATGATCAAATACATTATGTCTTTTATGCAGTTTTGTGAGGACTCTCAGGTAAATGGGGAGTTTACTACAGAAGCTACAGAGATCTGTATGTTTGATTTAGCAGCAGATTCGGAAGGAAACCAATTACATCCCTGGGCAGGAACTGCGGACTGGGTAGTGAAATTGGTGAATAAGAAGGGTAAAGAAGAACGATGGATTGTGGATTGGAAAACTGGGAAACCATACGATGTACATCAACTTCAGTTAACCTCATATAAGATATTATGGGAATCGTTATTCCCTGATCATCCGATAGATGGTATTGCTTGTCTATACCTTAAATCAGGATGGCGTAAAGCACCTAATTATACTTTTAAGAAGTATAAGTGCGATGAAGCAACTTGGAAAAAGGTTGTAGAAGTCTCGGACTGGATGAATAAGAAGCCTGTTCCATCCTTTCCAAAGGATTTACCTACAACCTTCACATTAGTAAAAGAAGAAGAAGAAGAACAGGAACAACTAAAGGAGTCAGCGTAATGGCGTTTGACAATACAAATAAGGGTGCTTTGTTTACCGCAAAAGAGCGTAAAACAGAAAATCATCCGCACATGACTGGAAAGATCAATTTAGATGGAAAAGATTATAGTTTATCTGCTTGGTCTAATCAATCAAAGAAGGGAGATAAATACTTATCTCTGAAGGTTAGCGAGTTTCAAGCGAATCAACAACAAAAGCCACAGGATGATGGTTTACCCTTCTAAATCCATACCAGACTGTAAGGGGCGGGCGCATCCCCGCCCTGTACAGTTGGAGCGCATGACTGCTGAAGAGCAAGCGGAATATTTTAAGGAGTTTGCGGAAACTTCTTGTAAATATTGCTTTGGAAGTGGTGGTGTACTCGAATTTGAGTATGAAGAGAGAGGGTACTATCAAGTACCACATGAATATTTTGAACCCTGCGACTGCATAGATAAAGAGTAGCACCATGAGAACCACATACCATGCCTACATTCAAAGAAGCGTTATTAAGCGGTAAGAGAATTGAACAATTAGTTCTCGATAGAGTGCGAGAACAAGACCCTTTTACTTTGCCCATTCCAGGCAAGTTTAAACAGTTTGATTTGTATTCACCTTCTACCAATACAAGGATAGAAGTAAAAAGTGACCAAAAGTCACAACACACCAACAATTTCTTAATCGAAACCTATATGTATCATAAACCATCAGGTATTCTGTCCACAGAAGCCGATATATGGGTGTTTTTTGATGGCAACAATTTAATCTGGGTCATTCCAGAGCGAATAAAAAACTTAATTCTTGAGAAAGGGTATCAGCAAAGACTGATTACAGGGAAAGGTGACACAGAAGCAAAGCGATGTTATCTGATACCCACTCAAGAAATCTATGCAATCGCAAATAAAGTGGAGTCAGTAGATGAAAATAAGTCCTAAAGATTTAATATGGATACGCAGAGGTTTAGCCAGTGAAGTATTAAAGAGCAAGGCAGACAATGATAAGGAATCTATTCAATATGTGCAGCAATTATTAGATCGCCTTGATGTCATGGAAAAAGAATTTTATCAAAAGAATGCCCCACAACAATCAAATAACTAAACCTGTGAGCAGAACACATAAGCAAGCAGGGTGGTATTTCTTTATTTTCAAATTTTGGATAAAGGATGAAAAATATTTGACAGTTTGTTACGGTTGGCTCGTAAGGAACTGTGGGGCAATAATTTAAAAAAGGAGAGTATAATGAAATTTTGGTTAGAGTCATTACAAGAAAACGCATTTGATGTATTTATTGTTACAATCGTGATTGTGTCCATTATTGCTTATCACTATCTACAGCGATGGTTTATTAATAAAAAATTTGACAAGATGGAATCCATGTTGTTGGAAATTTTTGACGAGGTGGAGAAATGATCATGTTTGATATAGCGGAATGGATAGCCAATCTTTTAATCTTAGGAATGGGACTGTTTTTTTGGGTCATGGCTTTTGGACTTATGTTCTATTTAGTACATGACTTAATAGAAAGGTTTACACATGAGTAAGTGGCAGGTATATAATGAAAAGAAGGATATACCTATATGTTGTGGTGTCTATGTGATGTACAAAGATGGAAAGATTCTATATATAGGTATTAGTAAAAATGTACGACAGAGATTCTCTAAGCATCCGATTAAAGATTGGGATTATATGAAGATGAAACCTGCCACTACTTATGGTGCTGCACATGACCTAGAAGCGAAACTAATTAAGAAGATCCAGCCTGAACTCAATAGTCAGGGTAGCAATCGTATGCAGTTATCTACTAGGCACAGGTTAACTGTGCAACCTGATGTATATAAGAGATTTAGAACTTTTTGTTATAGCAAAAATATAAAGATGAAAGAACTCTTGCATGATATACTTCAAGGTTTTTTGGAGGCAGCAGAAAATGGCAAGTAAATCTAAATCTAAAGGAAATACTTATGAGCGTGAACTTGTAGAGCAACTTGCAAAAGCAGGGTATAAAGTAAAACGCGCTTGGGGATCGGATGGTAGAAGTATGGGGTTTACCGAAGATGTAGATATAGTGGCAAAGAAGGACAAGAAAACTTTAAAGATACAAGCAAAACGAAGAAAGAATATTCCACAATGGTTAGCCTTTGGAAATTGTGATTTGGTGATGACCAGGGCAGACAGAGGAGAAACGGTGGTACTAATGAAAATGAAGGATTGGTTGAGAAGTGAACCTTCTTGATTTATTTAGTGGT